CGAATAGTTTGTGATGAAACAAACAATACTGCTGCTACTATTGCAGATAATAAATTAGTAATTGATGTTTATATTAATCCGTACAACACAGCAGAAACATTAGTCATTACAATTATCAACACAAATACCTCTGAAGCATTCACAGGTTAAGGAAAAATAAATGCCTAGCCATTCAATAACAGATTTTATCAACGGGTTTGGTGGTGGACACCGAATTAATAGATTTAAAGTAACAGGCAGTATTCCAACTATTAATGGTGATGGGCTGCGTGTTGGAAGCACTACTTTTAATTCGCCTTCTTTAAACACTGATATTACTGATTTTCATGTTAGAGCTGCTTCTCTACCGACATCACAATTAGGTGTTATTCCTATAAATTTTAGAGGAAGAACCGTAAATTATCCAGGAGATAGAATATATCAACCTTGGAATATAGTGATAATTGATGACAATAAAATATCAGATAAATCAAAAGATAAAATATCATTATATCGAGCATTTCATGAATGGCACGAAAGAATAAACAGCCACGCAAACAACATTTCAACATATGAAGCTGCTAATAATACAGATCCAAGCCAACATTTTGCTGGTGGATCAAATGTATTAGGAAAAACAACTCCAGCGTGGACTATAGAGCAACTAGATACTAATGGAGCCAACACAATAAGAAAGTTTGAATTGTGGAATTGTTGGCCGGTTGCTGTTGGTCCTGTTGAGTTGGATATGAGTCAAGATAATGTGTTATCAACATTTGCTGTAACTATGGTGTTCAGCCACTTAAAATTTGATTTTACTACTAGAAGTACGACATTTATTTAATAGGTGAATTTATATGGAATTAGAACTATTTGGTTTTAGTATAGGCAAAAAGAAACAACAAGAAACTGTCGAGAATCGTGATGTAATCACTCCCGATTCTTATGATGGTTCTTATGTGCTAGAAACCGGTGGTGTTTTTGGTACATACGTTGATTTCTCTGGTGCAATTCGTGATGAAAATCAGATGGTTCAACACTATCGTTCAATGGCTCTTTATCCAGAAGTGGATGCTGCTATTGAAGATATTGTGAACGAAGCTGTAGTTTTAGATCAAGACAGAAAACCAGTAAAATTAAATTTAGATCACGTAAATCTATCAGACACCATCAAAACAAAGATGTACTCTGAGTTTAATCATATACTAAAACTATTAGACTTTTCAAATCGAGCTGGCGACATTTTTCGTCGGTGGTATATTGACTCCAAGATTTTTTATTATAAGAAAGTAGATAAAAACGATCTACGAAAAGGTATTCTTGAACTGATTCCTATTGATCCAGTAAAGATTAAAAAGATCAGAAAGATTGAAAAGGATAAAGGATATTACGGAGGAATTGGGCCATTTTCTCCAGTCAAGAGTATTCAAGAGTATTACGTTTACACCGACACAGATAAAGATGCAGCATTTCCAACATCAGGTACTGGTTGGAAGATAGCACCAGATACGGTTGCTTACGCTCACTCTGGTATTATTGATTCAGCAACCAAGCGCGTTGTTGGTTACCTACAAAAAGCTGTTCGTCCTTTAAATCTGCTAAGACAAATTGAAGACGCTGTTGCCATCTACCGAATTTCTCGTGCACCAGAACGTCGTATTTTCTATGTGGACGTTGGTAATCTACCAAAGCAAAAAGCTGAACAGTATCTACGTGAATTGATGAATCGATACCGTAACAAGATTCAATACGATCCTGCTACCGGTCAAATTCGTGATGAGCGTAACCATATGAGCATGCTTGAAGATTTTTGGATGCCTCGCCGTGAAGGTGGGCGTGGCACAGAAATCAGCACTCTAGACGGTGGCCAAAACCTTGGTCAGATGGAAGACGTTCTGTACCTGCAACAAAAACTGTTCAGAGCATTAGGCGTTCCACTTTCCAGAATGATGGGCGAAAGTGGTTTCAACATGGGTCGATCTGCTGAAATCACCCGAGATGAAGTCAGATTTAATAAATTTATTGATCGTCTACGCCACCGTTTCTGCACCATATTCTTAGACATTCTAAAAACTCAAGTGATCCTTAAGGGAATTATGAGTGAGGAAGACTGGAACAGAATCAATCAAGACATTACTTTCAAATTCAATAACGATTCTTACTTTACTGAATTAAAAAATAATGATATCTTGAGAGAACGATTAGACATTATTGCTGCAGTAACTCCTTACATTGGTAGATTCTTCTCTGGTGAATACATCAGAAAGAATTTCTTAAAGCAGTCTGAAGAAGAAATTTTAGAAATTGATGCTCAAATAAACAGAGAAATGCAAAAACAATTAGAAGCCCAAGAGATGCAGGCGTATCAACAAATGATGTCTGGTGAATCGCCAGAAGAAGAACAAGCTCCAGAAGAGGAAGCACCACAATGAGCATCCCAGAAAAGTTGGTAACCATGATTCTTAGAGGCCATGCAGACAAATTTAAAGCAATTCTGCAAGAAGAATTACAACATCGAGCTTCTGTTATCATGGAAGAAATTTATCGTATTGAAACCGGTAAATTATTAGAGAGTGCGGAACAGGTAGCACCACCAGCTGTCGTTTCCACACTAAAACCAACTCCAGTTTTTGTAAAATTCTTACCAGAAAGTGCTTATAAACTAAGAGACGGAAATATTGGTATTCTAAGCCCAGTGGAACGAGAAATGGTAGGTAAACTACACGAAAGTCTAAATAATGATAACAAAGAACGAATGGTAAAATTACTCTCAGAATCTCAAGAATCCTTCAACAGAATCTTGAAATTAGCAAAAGCTCAAAATAAAAAGTAAGGAAAATTATGGAAAACAGTCAAAACCTACAATCATTCATAAATTTAGTTGTTAATGAGAATCTGGCACAAGCCAAAGAAGTTCTCAATAACCAATTAAATCAAAAACTCGCTGATGCTTTAGAAAGAAAGTTTGAAGAATTTGCTCCCAGCATTTTTGAAGCATTAGATCCTGTCGGCAAAGAAGACGAAGACGTTAACAACGACGGCAAAGTTGACAGCACTGACAAGTACCTAAAGAACCGTCGTGACGCTATCGGTAAGGCTATTGAAGGAGAAGACGATGATGAAGCCGAGGACGAGGAGCAATCTGAGGAAGAAGAAGAAGGTGGGTCCGAAAAAGAAGAAGACGAGGAAGCAGATCAGGACTCAGAAGAAGTTGACGAAGATTCAGAAGAAAAGAAAGACTGAAATCAATGAAACTAATAACCGAGACAGTTGAACAAGTAGAGTTTTTAACCGAAGCAGCTGCTGACGGTGGCAAAAATTATTTCATTGAAGGTACTTTCATGCAAGCTGATACCCTCAATCGAAACAAAAGAATGTACCCAAAGCACATTCTGTTAAATGAAGTTAATCGTTACACCAAAGAGTTTGTAAATAATAGCCGTGCTTTTGGTGAATTAAACCATCCAGCAGGCCCTACAGTAAATCTGGATCGAGTTGCTATCATTATTAAAGAGTTTAAATGTGATGGTTCAGACGTTTACGGTAAAGCTAAAGTAATGAGTACTCCCATGGGTGAGATTGTTAAAAATCTTATCAATGAAGGTGCTCGTCTTGGAGTTTCAACTCGTGGTATGGGTTCATTAAAAGCCAAAAACGGATACAACGAAGTTCAACCTGACTTCATGCTTTCCGCTGTAGACATTGTTGCAGATCCTTCAGCTCCTAATGCGTTTGTAAACGGCATCATGGAAGGCAAAGAATGGATCTGGGATAACGGCATGTTAGTTGAACGTCAAATTAAAGAATACCACCGAGAACTTTCCAGAGCGTCTGCTAGACAACTAGAGTCTAAAGGTATCAGATTGTTTGAAGACTTCCTAAACAAATTAAAATAACCAAAATGAATCAGTATAATTTAAAATTTAAACCAGGAACTCTTAAGAGTTTATTAGAACAAGCCAGCGGAGCCGGTGGTGGTGCCGGTAGTGGCGGTGGCATGGGAGCCGGTGGTGGAATCAATCAAACACATACTGGTGGTATCACTCTTCCAGATCCCCTTGGCAATACCGCATGGGATAAAGTTAAAAATGTAGCTGGACAACTTGGATATGTTAGTAAAGCGGCAACTGCATCTGCTTTAATGGGCACTCCTCCAAAAGAAGTAACAGCAGCAACAACAGGTAGATTAGGTGGTCTAGGATTTTCTAACCAAGGTATTGAAGATCGTATGAAATACTATAAAGCTGCTATTGGTGGAATAAATCCACTACAAACCGCAGCTAATGCAGCAGGCATGCTTGCTGGAACTATTGGAAACTTACCAGGTGGTTCGGTATTAGCTCAACCTTTTGTTGCAGGTGCTAATTTAGCCCAACAGTGGGCCAATGCAACCACAGAAGAACCAGCTAAACTAATGACTGCTGCTTTGTATGATCCTCGTTCATTGGGAAGAATGAAATAAAAACGTTAAAACTTAGTAAATTATAAATAAACAAGTATTAGGAAAAAATAAAATGAAAAAGACACAACAACAACGACCTGTAGTTCACGACACAACCGGTAAAGGCACTTTTGACACCACTGGAAAGGGTGCTTTCCTTGGTACACTAGACACCAGTTCTATGGAAGGACTCGCTCAACGTAATCAAATGAGCCTTCGTCCAGGTGGTTCACAATTTGCAGGTGATGCCAGCAAACTAAAGCATGAAACGAAAGACAAGGCTAACGCCCAGGCCACCACTTCTGGTGTAGACGTACCAGACACTGAACATGCTGGTCAAGATATTATTCCAGATAATGTTCAAGAGCATCTAAACGCTCTATTCGGTGGAGAGAATCTATCCGAAGAGTTCATGAACAAGGCAACCGTAGTATTTGAAGCCGTCATCAACGAGAGAACAACCGCTATCCGCGAGCAAGTTCTTCGTGAGAGTGCTGCTATCATTGAAGAAGAAGTCAGCAAGACTGTAAACGAACTAGCTACCCGTCTAGACGAGTACCTAAGCTACGTGGTGGAAGAATGGGTCAAGGAGAACAAGCTTGCTGTAGAGTCCGGTATTCGTACCGAGATCGCTGAAAGCTTTATCGGTGGCCTAAAGAGTCTGTTTGAAACCCACTACATCGAAGTTCCAGAAAAGAAGCATGACATTCTAGAAGATCTGTTCAACGAAAACAGCCAACTAGAAGACGCACTAAACGAGCAAATCAAGGCTAATGTAGATCTCAACAAAGAGATTGCTGCTGGTCGTGCTCGCGCCATCTTCCTAGAAACTGTTGCTGATCTATCTCAAGTAGACGCTGAGAGACTTGCTTCTCTAGCTGAAAGCGTAGAATTCAACAGCCCAGAAGATTTCCAAAACAAGCTCACTATTCTCAAGGAAAATTATCTTAAGGCCGCACCCGTAGCTGCCCAAGAAATGGAAACACTTACAGAACAAAGCAACGTTGCAGTAGCATCTGAAGGCCCAATGTCTGTATATGTGAATGCACTGTCACGTCAAGCCAAAACTTACTAAAATATAAATAACTTTAAATCAAGGAGAAACTTAAAATGTCAATGGACTTTAACAACACAACCCCCTACGATACACTCGTAGAAAAATGGAACCCTCTACTAAATCACGAGGCTATTCCAGAGATTCAAGATTCGTACAAGAAGAAGGTCACTGCCCAACTACTAGAAAACCAAGAGAAGGCTCTTCGTGAACAATACCTCACCGAAGCTCCTGTCAACTTTATGAACGGTAACCCAGCTACCGGTCAAGTAGGCGTCGCTTCAGGCGGTATCGCAGGTTACGACCCAATTCTAATCAGCCTAGTTCGTCGTAGCATGCCAAACCTCATGGCTTACGATCTAGCTGGCGTTCAACCAATGAGTGCACCAACCGGCCTAATCTTCGCCATGCGTTCACGCTACACCAAGCAAGGTCCTCTAGGTACCCCAGGTGGTGGTGCTAACGGCGTAGGTGCTGAAGCTCTCTTCCAAGAAGCTTGGGCTCAATTCGGTGGTTCAGGTAACACCTCTGCTGGTGCTTCAACTGCTGCTGCAGGCGGTATTGATCCAGTCGGCACAACCGGTGGTGATGCCAGATCAATTCGCGGCACAACCTTCGACATGAACGCTTTCCGTGGTCTACTAACTTCATCAAGTGAAGCTTTAGGCGAAGGCGGAACTGCTAAGACTTTCAATGAAATGGCATTCACCATTGAACGTCTAGCTGTAGAAGCCAAGACTCGTGCTCTAAAGGCTGAGTACACCACTGAGCTAGCACAAGATCTCAAGGCTGTTCACGGTCTTGACGCTGAGAGCGAACTTGCTAACATTCTTAGCACCGAAATTCTCAACGAAATCAACCGCGAGCTAATCTACACTCTATACCGTACTGCCAAGACTGGTGCTACCCAAAAGGACATCACCACTGCTGGTACCTACGATCTGAACACCGACTCTGACGGTCGTTGGAGTGCAGAACGCTTCCGTGGTCTCATGTTCCAAATCGAGCGCGAAGCCAACACCATCGCCAAGGAAACTCGCCGTGGCAAGGGTAACTTCGTAGTTTGCTCAAGCGACGTAGCTTCGGCTCTCGCCATGGGTGGCTTCCTAAACCTCACCCCAGCTCTACAAACCCAACTAGAAGTTGACGACACCGGCAACACCTTTGCTGGTGTCCTAAACGGCAAGTTCAAGGTCTATATTGATCCATACGCTCAATTAGGCTCAGACTTCGCTCTAGTAGGCTATCGTGGCGCAAGCCCATACGACGCTGGCGTATTCTACTGCCCATACGTTCCGCTACAAATGGTAAGAGCTGTTGATACCGCTACTTTCCAACCCAAGATTGGCTTCAAGACTCGTTACGGCATGGTTGCTAACCCATTCGCTGACGTTACCGACATTAATACTCTCGGCAACGCAACAATTGGTAACCAATACTACCGTATCTTCAAGGTAAGCAATCTCCACGGTAACACTGGTTTCGGTCTCTGATCTAAACCTTAACTAAAACTAACGCTAAGGGCTCCCCCTAAAAAGGGAGCCCTTTTCGTTTACATAAATATTAATATGACATCAGCATGTAATGACGCCAGTAATCCATTACTAATAAATTATTTTCAATTTGTAATGGATCGAGTTCCCAACTTGGTTTACTTTTGCCAAAGTGCAAATCTACCAGGTATTGGATTTGGTGTTGTGGATCAGCCAACAACTTTAGGCCATCCAGTTAAAGTTCCAACCGGAGCTTTTCGTTTTGAGGATTTAGAATTAACTTTTCGTGTAGACGAAAATTTAAACAATTGGATAGAACTTCAAAATTGGATTGCTACTGCTGGTAACTATTATGATGATTCTAATACTTTGCCGTATTATTCTGATACACCCGGTCAATTGATCAAAACAACAGACGCAACTCTGTTAATTACAAACAGTTCGTATCAACCTAAAATTAAAGTACACTTTAAACACGTATTTCCACAATACGTAAGTGGAATTAATTTTGTGGTAAACGCTCCAGTTTCTACCGAAGCAATTGCCACAGTTAAGTTTGCACACACAGGATATACTATAGAACGACTTGAAACTCCGTAATTTTGGTGTATAATAATATTATGAACCTAGATGAATTAAAAATAATGATTAAAAAGGATCTGGATATTGATCAAACTGCTCTTGATGTAGAGTCTTCCAGAACTCCTCAACTTCACAACAAATATTTGGTAATGTTTATGGATGAAAAGTTAAAGCTAAAACGAATGAACAATGAGCTGTCTGTTCTTCGTAGAAATAAATGGCTTTACTATACTGGTCGAATGAGTCAAGAAGAGTTGACTCAGTTTGGTTGGGAGCCGTTTGAATTAAATATTTTAAAGACTGAAGCCGATGATATGATTGAATCGGATGCAGACTACATCAAGGCTTCTGAAAAGGTTAACTTTCAGGAAGAAAAAGTTAATTATCTGGAGAGTGTAATTAAAATTGTACAAAATCGTCAATGGCAAATCAGAGCCATGATTGACTGGTTGAAGTTTACCCAAGGAGTTTGATTGGCAGATATACGTATCACACAACCTGATGCTGTCGATTTAAAGGTCGAGTGTGATCGTTCTTTAGCCAGAGAACTAAACGGTTATTTTACGTTTACTGTTCCAAATTTTCAATACACCCCAGCTTTTAAAAAGCGTCTTTGGGATGGAAAAATTCGTCTTTTTAATCTGTACACCCAGACTATTTACGCAGGTCTCACAGACCTTGTAATTAAGTTTGCCAAAGATCGTGGGTATACTTGGGAGCATGTTCCGGTTCCATACGATACCCCGAAGCCAGAAGAAGTCAAGCAATTCATTCAAAGTTTGCCACTCAGTGCAGGCGGTAAACCCATCCAACCTTACGATTACCAGGTAGAGGCCGTCCAACACGCTCTGAATCGATCCAGAGCCCTCCTAGTGTCTCCTACAGGCTCTGGTAAGTCCATGATGATCTACCTACTGTGCCGTTGGATGTTAGATAAGAACCCAACAGGAAAGCTACTCATAATTGTTCCAACCACCAGTCTGGTTGCTCAGATGTTGGCAGATTTTCGGGATTATTCTAAACAAGACTCGTGGAAGGCAGATCGAAACATCCATACAGTAATGTCTGGAAAAGATAAAACTTCCACCAAACGAATAATTATTTCTACTTGGCAAAGTATTTACAATCAGCCGTTCACCTACTTTGACGATTTTATGGGAGTGTTTGGGGACGAGTGCCATTTATTCAAAGCCAAATCTCTTGCGTCCATCATGAGCAAAGCTAAAAAAACCAAATACCGTATAGGTACAACCGGTACTTTGGACGGCACACAAACCCACAAACTGGTTATTGAAGGATTGTTTGGACCAACATACCACACAACCACAACCAAAAAATTAATTGATCAAGACTTACTTTCACAAATTAATATTGATTGCTTACAACTTCAGTACTCTCCAGAAGACATTCAAACAACAAAAAAGATGACTTACGTGGACGAGATTCGTTGGGTTGTAAGTAATTCCAGACGCAATCAATTTATTAAAAACCTGTGTAGTAAGCTGACAGGCAATACTTTAGTTCTTTTTAACTTTGTGGAACTGCAAGGAAAGCCATTACACGAAATACTACAAAAAGATTCCACAAAACCGGTTTACTTTATTCACGGTCAAACTGAAGTAGACGAACGCGAACAAATTCGTAAAGCGGTAGATAAAGGATCAGATTCGATATTGTTAGCTTCTTACGGAACTTGTAGTACTGGTATCAATATTAAAAATATTCACAACGTAGTTTTTGCTTCTCCATCTAAATCTATAATTCGTGTTTTACAGTCTATTGGTCGTGGATTGCGAAGAAGTGATACTAAACAACAAATGAAATTATTTGATATTGCAGACGATCTGCGTTACAAGAGCTACACTAATCACGGAATGAACCATCTTGGTGCCAGACTAAAAATATATACTAATGAGAGATTTCCGTACAAGTTAATTTCTATTCAGTTACCAAAGGAGTCCAATGAGAAAAACATACAAGATACTCAAAATGAAATCGGGTGAAGAAATTATTGCAGACGTTCGTAAAACTAAAGACGGCCAACTTCGTCTTCACCGACCCATGGTTTTTAAGAGTATGGTTTCTTCTGATTTATTCGGAGGCATGCGAGAAATCTTTATGTTAAAAAATTGGTTGATTCTTTCATCTGAAGTAAAAACACTCATTTCACCAGATACGGTAAATGCAATTTTAGAACCAACAAAAGAAGCAAGTAATTTATACGATGCAGAAAAGATTAAAGAAGATTTTCGTTTTAATGGTGTGAAAGCAAAACGGAAAGAACCACTTTTACCTCCTCCAAATTTACCTGAAATAAAGGATCAATCTGATAGCTTTTTAGACAATCTTCAGAAGAAATTAGAGGATATGATGACTAATTTAAACGATCCTGTTGAAAATGAATCTAGCTTAAAAGATCTTGCAAAACCTCGTTTTGATGATAAAATGATATTCATGAACATGGTCTTTTCTCCCGAAGTTATCGTTGAACTTCTTCGCTCAGGAATACTTGATCGAAAAGATTTTGGTGAAATGATTAATGAAATAACCGATGAAAATGGTGAGGGCATGAACCCTAACAAATTCACCGGTGACAAGAAGGAAAATAAAAATTTGGGTAATGAGTGGACGGATTGGAATGCTGATCCGTCTTCTGAGGACTACAAGTAACTAATATTCCTTTTTTACTCAGACAATATATTATATCAGGAAATTTATAGCATGTCAAGTGGAAAACCTAAAAAAGATAAATTAAAAATAAAAACAGATAAAACAATAGAAAAGAAATTAGAAAAACAATTAAATAACGATCATTACGTAGACAATAAACAATTTCTACTAGAAATGATTAAGTGGAAAAAAGAAATAAGAGAAGCTGAAGACAGTGGAGACGATAAGCCCCCGGTTTCCGAATATATCGGAAGTTGCTTCTTAAAGATCGCAGAACGATTATGTTCAAAATCCAATTTTATGAATTATCCGTATAAGGATGAAATGATTGGAGATGGAATTGAAAATTGTTTAATGTACGCACACAATTTTAATCCACGCAAATCCAAAAATCCATTTTCTTATTTTACTCAAATAATCTATTATGCGTTTCTCCGTCGAATAGAAAGAGAAAAAAAGCAAGCTTATATAAAATTTAGATTGACAGAAGAGATGAATGATGGTACACTTCACAAGTGGTTTAAAGAAAATTACTTTGATAAATCTAATGAACGTGAAGCATTAACAGAACATTTTAATATTTCTGAACGAGATATTGAAAAGTATGAACCAAAGAAACGCAAGAAGCGTAGTAAAAATAAATCATGAAAATTGCAGTTATTGGTGATACGCACTTTGGGGCCAGAGGTGATTCTCCCCTATTCTTAAATCATTTTTTAAAGTTCTTTGAAGAACAGTTTTTTCCTTATCTCAAGGAACATGGTATCACTAAAGTACTTCATCTTGGTGATCTGTTTGATCGTAGAAAGTTTATTAATTTTAATACACTACATCACACTAAAAAGCGATTTGTGCAGTGGTTTGAAACTAATGGGGTAGAACTGCACTGTATTCTTGGTAATCATGATGTGTTTTATAAAAACACAAATCGTTTAAATTCACCCAAAGAAGTGCTGGGAGAATGCCATACATCGTTCCATCTTTACGAAGAACCAACAGAAGTATGTTTTAATGGTGCAACCATACTAATGGTTCCTTGGTTGAATGAAGAAAACAAAGAACAGTTTTTAAAAACAATCAAGGACAGTAAAGCAACCATTTTGGCAGGCCACTTAGAACTCAGTGGTTATGAAGTTATGCCCGGAATAAAATTTAATGAAGGCATGAGTGACAAGTTTTTAGAAAAATTTGATATGGTGCTGTCTGGGCATTTTCACAGCAAGAGTTCTAAAGGTAATGTTCATTATCTTGGTACTCAATATCAGATGACTAGTATCGATACTAATGAGGTAAAGGGATTTCACGTTTTAGACACAGAAACCCGAGAATTGCAGTTCATTCAAAATCCTATGAAGATGTTTCATAATGTGGAGTGGAGAAACGGAACGCTGATTGAAGGATTTGATCCTGCACGATACAAGGGAACTTACGTCAAGGTTTTGGTGTACGAAAAGAAAAGCGAAACCAAGTTTGATCAGTTCTTGGACAGTCTTTACGCAGCAGAACCTGCCAGTGTTAGTATCATTGAAGATCTGAGTGATCGTGTTCGTGAAGAAGGTGAAGTGGATATTTCTGAAGACACACTAAGCTTAATCAATAAAGAGATTGACGGTATGGAAGCAGAAAACAAAGAAGAACTGAAGAATATTGTTCGTGAACTTTATATGGAGAGTCTAGATTGATTAATTTTAAGACTGTTCGTTTTAAGAATTTTGGTTCTTTCGGTAACACATTTACTGAAATAGAACTAGGCAAGAACGCAACCACTTTGGTGTGTGGTTCAAACGGCAACGGCAAATCGTTTGCATTTCTTGATTCTATTTCTTTTGCGTTGTTCGGAAAGCCATTCCGAAACATGAATATTCCACAACTAGTCAATAGCATCAATAAAAAGAATTGTGTTGTTGAACTGGAATTCACTGTTGGAAAGACAGAATATAAGATTGTTCGTGGTCTTGCTCCAAAGATGTTTAAGATATTTAAAGATGGTGAGCTTTTAAATGAAGACGCTAAAAGTAAAGATTATCAAAACATCTTAGAAGAACAGATTATAAGTATGAACCACAAAACGTTTTCTCAGGTTGTGGTTCTTGGTTCGTCTTCATTCATTCCATTCATGCAGTTAACTCCTGCTGATCGCCGTCAAGTCATTGAAAATATTTTGGATATCGGTATCTTCTCTGAAATGAATGGCGTACTAAAAACCAAAATTGGTACTGCCAAAGGAGTAATGCAGGCTATTGAGTCTGAACTAGTGCTTGTAAACGAAAAGGTGTCTGCCACCAAAGAGATCTTAGAATCTTACCAAAAGAACACCTCAGATCGTGTTGCAGACCGCAAGCGCACTTTGGAAGAAAATACAGAAACTATAAAGAGTATTTCAAAAGAAATTAAACAACTTCAAAGCGCAATGAAGATCCTGGAAACTGAATTAGAACCAGGAGACCAAATAAATGCCGAACTCAAGAAACAACAGATCGTGTTGTTTAAACTGGAAAGTACTCTTGAAGGCGTACAAGAAGACATCAAGTTCTTTGAAAAGAGTCAAAGTTGCCCAACATGTAAACAGACCATTAGCAAAGAACATAAAGAACATGTGATTGCTGAGAAGACAGAAAAAGCCGAAGAACATAAGAATAGTCTGAGCCGAATAAAAGAAGCAATCAATATGTCCAAAAATAATCTGAACAAGATGATAAGTGTTCAGAATAAATTAAACGATCTAATCATTAAATCGTCTTCAAAAGAACAAACTGTAGAGTCTTTGATTAAATTAAATCAAAGGCTAGATGAAGAGATGTTAGCTGTTGTGGAAACTGCTGATACTCAATCCAAGATTCAAGAAAATCAAGATAAACTGTCCGAACTTTTAACCAAACAAAGCGAATTACTAAAAAAGAAACAGAAAGCTCTTGACACACTTCGTTCTTATGATAAACTGGTATTTCTGTTCAAGGACAGTGGTATTAAAGCAAAAATTGTAAAATACTATATTCCGTTAATTAATAAGTACGTGAACAAGTATTTGAACAGCATGGACTTCTACGCAAACTTCCATCTAGACGAGGAGTTTAATGAAGTCATTAAGAGTCGCCATCGTGATGAGTTCTGTTACGAGTCGTTTAGTGAAGGCGAGAAGATGAGGATCGATCTGGCACTGCTTCTGACATGGCGAGAGATCGCAAAGTTGAAGAACAGTGTCAATACTAATCTGCTTATTCTGGATGAAGTATTTGATTCCAGTTTGGACAGTGGTGGAGTGGATGAGCTGATGAAACTTCTATCTAGTTTTGGGTCCAAAGCAAACGTTTATGTGATCAGCCATAAAACGGATCAACTGCTAGATAGATTTAATAATGTTTTTCAATTCGATAAGAAAAAGAACTTTAGTCGTATTGTATGAGAAAAGAAGATAAACGAAAAATACCGTATCAAGGGTCTCCACATAAATTTAGAGTCCCTGATGCTTATCTTAAAAATCCCAAGTTATGGGAAGCCAGAATAAAAAAAGAAGAAAACAAAAAGAAAAAAGAAGAAACAGAATTTTTTGAGTGGTACAAAAAAGAACTTAAAAAATATGGATACAGATGAAAAAGAAAAAGAAGAAAACTCGTCGTATTGGTCGTGGTGATTCTGTTGATTCTTTAATTATGGGTGACGAACCCACATGGAAGGATGCAGATAAACTGACTCCGGAAGAACACGATTCCCGAGTGTTGAAAGCTCTTAACTGGTATAGTTATTCGTGCGAAAATAATCTATGCAAGCCTTGGACTATCGATTGGATGATGAAAAACGAATACTCCAAGAAGGATATCAAGTACGCAATGGCATGCGATATTAATGCTTTAGAGTTTATTCAGGTTGGTAGCCGATGCCGCATTATGACTCTGGGAGCCAAGTTAGATCCTCGAACGATTGAAATGGTACGTTCTAAAGTTAAAGACATCATTATGTTGGGTCAGACTAGACCACACGTAGACAACACCGATAAAGAAAAGGTTAATGTCCAAGAACGTATTCAAAACAAGACTAAAGAATACATGTCTGTTTTGGAAAGTCGAATTGATGAGCTGTTTGAACTTGCTGAATCCGACGAACTTAAGAATGTGGATCATGCTGACTGGCTGGTTCTACAAGGCATCAAGCATGTGCATTTTAAGAAACTGGCAAAGAATCTAGATCCGTATATCAAGGAACTCAAGCAGGCATATAAGGGAGATCCGGATTTAAAGGAAGCGTTTTCATTCCTTGGTAAGCGTAAAATTAAAACAATCATAACTACTTTAGAGGAATTCAAGGATATTTTAAATGACTAGTTTTAAAAGTATATTTAAAGTAACAGACGGTTCTGGTAATTGTATTCAATACGCTGAAGGCGATATTGTTTATAAAAATGGAGAAGCATACATTGCCAGTCGTACACCAGATCTCTGCAAATCACCAGAACATAAAAATTCTGGCTGGGAACCACTAACGGGAGAACGATCTGGAACTACTGTAACTTTTTATAATTCAGAGATTCCTCCAACACGAGTTGTTCAGGGAGATGAATGGTTTAATCCAGATACCGGAATATTGTACAAATATATTGTTGATGCAACTAGCGAACAATGGGTACAAATCTTTTGACTTTTGTGTAATCCGTGTTATACTCATATTATGTTACTTATTGACAACAATCAAATTATCTTAGCCAATATTTTTCAGGCTTCTAAAGATGGCGAACCTCTTAACGAGGATTATATTCGTCATACCGTATTAAACACTTATCGCAAGTATCGAACCGATTTTCGTAAGTACGGAGAACTGGTTATTTGCAGTGACGGTACTGACTATTGGCGACGCAAGTACTTTCCGTACTATAAGCAAAATCGCCGTAAGCAACAGGAAGCCAAGAAGGACGAATGGAAGGCTGCTTTTGCCGTGCTGGACAAGATTCGTAATGAAGTAGCAGAAGTGTTTCCGTATCCCAGTATTCGTCTACAGGGAGCAGAAGCAGACGATATTATTTACGTGCTAACCAAGACGTACTGCCAATCTGAAAATATCCTTATCATTTCTAATGATAAAGACTTTCAGCAACTACAAATTTTTCCAAACGTACAGCAGTACAGTCCAACCACCAAGAAATTTTTAAAGTGTGAAGATCCTCGTGGGGTTCTTTTTGAACATATTATTGGAGGTGATTCAAGTGATGGTGTGCCTAATATGCTTAGTGACGATGATACTTTTGTTACGGACGGTAAGCGACAGGTCCGAATGACTCAAAAGAGGATCGATCAACTAAAGAAAGATTCTGAAAATTCTTCATTTTTTGAGGATCCTAAATACATCCGGAACAGTACTCTTATTGACATGAATAATATTCCACAAGATCTTCAAGACAAGATTCTAGAAACGTATCAATCACAACAAGGAAAGGGCAGAGAAAAGCTGCTCCAATATTTTATGGACCATAAACTTAAGACTCTTATGCCACATCTAGAGGAATTTTGATGTATACTCCTGAACCCGAATCCGAATACGAGCGTTGGAAGCGTGAACAAAAAGAACGAAAGCAAAAGCGAAAGAAGCGTCCACGCAAGCCAAATCAACAACAATGGCTGAACGACTTAAAGCACGGTCACTCATCCGATGATGGTGATTTTGAAAATTTTGAACGATTTGAACAATAAAAGGAACTCTATATTATGACTAAAGCGACAACAACAATTTCTAAGGACACACTGAATATTCTTAAGAATTTCAGTGGTATTAATTCCAATCTCTACGTAAAGCCCGGATCAAAGATCACAACTATGTCTCCCACCAAGAATATCATGGCGGAAGTTGAGGTCGAGGAATCTTTTGATACCGAGTTTGGTATTTGGGATCTCAATAAGCTGCTTGGCGTGGTTTCACTGTTTCAAGATCCAGAGTTTATTTTTGATGACAAGTACATGACTATTACTGGAGCAAGTGGTTCCAAGGTTAAGTATTTTTATTCAGATCCCAAGCTGCTGTCTTATCCAACCAAGAGCATCAAGAAGATTGATGCCGTGGTTGAGTTTGACCTGACCAGTGATGATTTCCGCGAACTGTCTCGTGCAGGTGCAGTTCTACAAAATCCAGATCTGTGCTTCGTATCTGATGACGATGCTGTGCTTGCAGTAGTTAAGGATCTCAAGGATCCAACCTGCAACGTATTCTCTATTCGTGTTGGAGACAACAAGGATCAAGCAGACTTCTCGTTCAACTTCAAGTTAGAGAACATGAAGATGTTTGATGGCGATTATCATGTGGCCCTGTCCAAGAATGTGATTGGTCAGTTTACTCACGCTAGTCGTTCTCTGACTTACTGGGTTGCTATGGACGCAACCAGCACTTATAAGGAATAAAATGCTAACATCAAACAATTCAGTTGGTCTGCTGGTAGAAAAGTATCGTCCAGCAATCATTGATGATTGTGTTCTGCCCAAGAGCCTCAAGGATACTTTTAACAGTATTGTTGAATCCGGGGAGTGTCCTAATCTACTGCTAGCAGGCAAGCCGGGTATGGGTAAGACCACGGTTGCTCGTGCTCTTTGTACTCAACTGGGAGCAGACTATATTCTGATCAACTGTTCGGAAGACGGTAATATTGATACTCTGCGAACCAAGATCCGACAGTTTGCCAGCACGGTTTCTTTATCAGAGGATGCCAAGCAAAAGATTGTAATCCTAGACGAGTTTGATTACTCTAATGCTCAAAGTATCCAGCCAGCCCTTCGTGGAGCCATTGAGGAGTTTGCCAAGACTTGTCGCTTTATTCTGACTTGTAATTACAAGAATCGGATTATTGAACCAATCCATTCTCGTTGTACGGTTATTGATTTTAACTTTCCAACCAAGGAACGCCCAGAACTAGCCAAACAATTCCTAGAACGCTGCCAAGGCATTCTGGAAGAAGAAGGTATCGACTATGATAACAAGGTGTTGTCCAAGGTTGTGGTTAAGTATTTTCCGGATTTTAGGCGAACCCTAAATGAACTTCAGCGATACTCTGCTGCCGGTACTATTGATATTGGAATTTTAAGTACTGCTGGTGAACTGAACGTTAAGGAACTCATGGGGTTCTTGAAGACCAAGAACTTTACAGAGATCCGTAAGTGGATAGCCAACAACCTAGACAACAGCCCCCAAGACATCTTTAGGAAGGTCTACGATGGCTTATACGAGTTCCTAGAGCCTGCTAGCATCCCTCAAGCGGTGGTTATCATTGGTGAATACCAGTACAAGACAGCGTTTGTGGCGGATCAAGAGATCAATCTGTGTGCATTCATGGTGGAACTAATGATGAATTGTGGATTTAAAGAATGAAGCCGTTTGACTTCTTAAATTCCATAAATCAAACCAAGGTTTCTTTGATGGATGAAGATCCTGGTTGCGAACGAGAATATATTCCATTTCTTGCCAACCGAGGTCTTTCTTACTTTTCAGACACTATCTTTTTAGCCAATGAGATGAATCGTTTGTCTGGCTTGGATAAAAAGATGCAGTTTGACTTTTTGCGTATATCGGTTCGACCACGTAAGAGATTCAGCAAGTGGATCAAGGACGAGTCTAATGACCGTATAGACGCTTTAAAGACCCTATACGGATACTCTCACACCAAGGCCAAACAGGTAGTAGACCTGATCAAACAAGAAGATTGGGATGAAATTTTTTCCATTTTAGACCAAGGCGGCACAAATACTAAAAATCCTAAATAATTCCGTATTACTGAATTTTTTAATGAAAGCGGAATATAATGGAACCCGAAGATATTTTTGATGGCCTTGGAGTTGAAATCAAACTAAAATCTAAAGACGATTTTCTCAAGGTAAAAGAGACTCTTACCCGAATGGGTGTGTCGTCTAAGAAAGAAAAAAAGTTGTATCAAAGTTGTCATATCCTCCACAAACGTGGTAGATACGCTATCATGCATTTTAAAGAAATGCTTGATCTAGACGGTTTAGAAACAGATATAGACGATACAGATCTTGGCCGTCGTAACATGATTGTAAAGCTTCTGGTGGAATGGGGACTAGTAGAAGCTGTGGATCCAGACGAGTACAAAGAACCAATTATTTCTTTGGCTCAACTAAAAATTATTCCTCATAAAGAAAAGAAAGAATGGCAACTGGTGCCTAAATACCATATAGGAAACTCTTAATTATGCAAACTGAAGTGATTTCTTTTTTTAGTGATATAGACGGCAAAACTTATTACAGTGATCATGCTAAAAGATTAGCTTTTCAATTAAGCAGTTTAAATATTCCTTTTGATATTAGAGACAAGCCGTCTCAAGGAACATATCAAAAGAATTGTTTAAGTAAACCTTCATTCATTTATAGAATGTTAGTAGAAAAACAAAAACCTGTTGTTTGGTTAGACATCGATTCTGATGTTAGAAAAGGATTAGACGTATTTGATCATTTTGCTAATAATAGCACAGATCTTGTAGTATCTTGTTCTGCTAATAAGTTACATGCGGCAAAAGCTTCACCAATCTATCTTGCATTCAATTCTAAAGTATTAGAATTTTTACAACATTGGATGCAGATATCAAATCAGATGGCAAATACTGGTAAATGGTTTGACCACGAAACGCTTATTGGTCTTTTGCATACTTTTTATCAAAAAGAAGGATTTTACATGAAATTTATAGGACCAGAATATTGTGCTTGGCCTGGTCAAGAAAATGAAAATTCATTTATTGTAATGGGATTGGCTGATGTGGATTCCAAGAAACAAGCACTAAAAGATCTTGGAATGAACGAGGAATTAATAGCATGGCAATGCCCCGGCACAAGATAAGAGGTATTGGTGCTCCTTTTGATATAAATTATTCTTCTTGTTCAAATTTAAAACCAGCAAATTTTGATTGGTCTCTAGAACCCGGAGATTACGAAGTTCATATCGATCGGGGGTTGTTAATGCAACCAGATATTAATACTTCTAAAATAAAACGATTTGGATGGGTATGTGAATCTCGATTTATCATTCCAAACGTTTATGATTTTTTAATTAATAATTATAAATTATTATTTGATGATTATTATAATAAAATATTTACATGTGATCAAACTCTTTTGAATTTAAATTCAAATTTTGTGTATTGTCCGAATGGAAGTAATTATCCGTGGATTAAAAAACAAGATTGGAACATGTATCCTAAATCAAAATTATGTTCTATGTTTTGTTCGCCTAAAAAAATGACAGAAGGACATGTGTATAGACACCAAATAGCAAGACTTGCTTTAGATTTGGGATTTGATGTTTTTGGCGGTGCTCACGGAACACCAAGAACAGTAATAGATCCACACAATCCATGGAACACAAAAATAGATGGTTTAAAGGATTATATGTTTAGTATAGTAATAGAGAATGGCCAATACGATTCTTATTGGACAGAAAAACTAACAGACTGTTTTGCTGTTGGTACTATTCCAATTTATTTGGGCACAAAAAATATACCAAACACTTTTAACAAAGAAGGAATTATATTCCTAGAACTCGAAAGAGAATTTAAAATTTTAAATACACTAACACGAGAATTGTATCTAAATAAAATACAAGCAGCTAATGATAATTTAGCAGCATTACAAAAAATGAAGCTGGCTGATGATTTTTTATATGAGAGTTTAATTAATGAAATTACAAAAAATTAAAACAAAAGTAATCAGTAGGATTACTTCTGACAGAAGAAAAACAGTAGAAGAATATTTAAAAACAAAAAATATAGATTTTTCTTTTTTTGATGCAGCAGATAGGGATTCTATAAAAAGAGAAGATAAGACTTTTTATTTTAAAGATTTTAAATTTCCTTTAAATCTTGATGTTTCCAGTAGCGATTCCTTCAGAGGAAGGGGTTGGTTTAAAATAGGAGAAATAGGTTGTTTAATAAGTCATTATTGCCTTTGGAAACAACTCTCAACAGACGATGCAGACGCTTATCTTATTCTGGAGGATGATGGTAAACCTTTATTTGATGGAAACACTTTAAAATATTTTATTGAAAACCAACCATTAGATGGTATAGATTTAATATTTTGCCAAAGAAATTCTCCAAATTTTGTTAATGGAAAAAGAATATTTTCTCATTTAACTAATAAAATAGAAATAGTAGCAACACAACAATCCTCATTCTGGGAAATTGCAGAAGGAACTACTGGTTATATTTTAACTAAATCTGGTGCTGAAAAATTATTAAAACCAATAAACGATTTGGGATTTATGCTTCCAGCAGATAATTATATTTTAAGGTGTGTGCAAAAACCACCAATAGGTCAAGCAGTATTTGGTGGAATGAACGCGTTTTTAACAACAAATTATTTACAGGTGGAATTAAATAACGAAATAGCACACACCAGCGAAATTCACGATAAAGGCGATAATGAATCTTTTGTTATGATTGATGGTGTTAAATTTAATATGTGAGGATATTTTATGTGGACTTTTGGTATTTGTTTTTATAATGATGAGTTTATAGATGGAATAATAAAATCTATAAAAAATCAAAATAATTTAAAAAAAGAAAAATTTGAAATTATACTTGTTGGTCCTTATTCTGACAATGTTAAGTCTTTATTGACAAACGATATCGATATTAATTATTATATTTTTGATGAGAGCATCAGACCTGGTTGGATAACAGCTAAAAAGAATTTTATAATACAAAATTCTAAATTTGATAATGTATGTTTTTTGCATGATTATATTGGTTTATGCGAAGGCTGGTATGATGGTTACGAGCAGTTTGGTTACGACTGGGATGTTTGTATGAATCCAGTTAGAATGAAAAATGGTCTTAGACACAGAGACTGGTTTACACAGCATCGACCACTTAAATTTTTAGATTACAGTGATAATTCTAAAACAAATCAAATGTACATTAATGGCGCGTATTGGTGTGCAAAAAAGAATTTCATGTCACAAAATCCTTTAAATAATAATTTAATATGGGGCATGGGAGAAGATGTGGAGTGGGGTATGAGATGTCAATCAAAATGGAAATATAAATTAAATCCGTATTCAGTTGTTCGTTATTTAAAAGATAAACCATTATCAGATTGGAATCCTCATCCAGATATTGATCCGAATAAGAGCGCAGAATACGAAAATAAAAAAATACAACAATAATAAATGAAAATTTCTATAGCCATACCAGCATATGAATGCCACGGATTAGGGTGGTTGTTTATTTCTGAATTACTAAACAGCATAAAAAAACAAGACTATTCTAATTATGAAGTTGTTATTAGTGATCAAAGTATTGACGATAAAACTAAAAAGCTAGTTGGCGTGTACGCTGAAATGATGAATATTGTGTATTTGGACTCAAAACACCTTGATAGAAAAATAGGTCCAAATATAAACAATGCAATCAAACACTGCACTGGTGATTTAATAAAAACAATGTGCGCTGATGATTTTTTTATAGACGACAGTGCTTTAACAAAAATTGTAAAAGCATTTTATGTAAATGAAGATAAACAATGGTTACTTAGTGGATGTGGACATGCAAAATCTATCCATATGCTTTATGACAGACTAATACCATATTATCAGGATAAAATTCACCACGGAGCTAACACTATTAGTTCTCCGAGTGTTTTAACTATGAGAAATAAAGAGTATTTTGATGAAAATCTTGCTTTACTGATTGATTGCGAAATGTATAAACGTTTATATATTAAACATGGTACCCCAATAATAATCCAAGATCCTTTAATTGCTAATCGTGTGCATGATAATCAAATGCAAAACAAAGACAGTGGATTATTAGAATCAGAAAAACAATATTGTATTAATCTTTACGGCGAATAATGATGAAAACTTTAATTGCAATATTGAGTTATAATAATCCAGAATTAACTGATCGTTTGGTTGAAAATCTTAAATTGCGTATAAACATCCCTTACGATTTAATGGTTTACGATAACGGTTCTTCTCCAGATAAAATTTCAAAGTATACAACTAATCGGGGCCAAAAGAACTGCAGAATGACTAGAGGGTTCAATGAAATCATAAAGCTCGCAAAAGAATCGGGTCAAGATTACAATTATTTTTGGTTCTTCACAAATGATTGTTATTTTGTGTCTGATACTGATCCACTAGAAAACATGCTACAAAGAATGAGCAAATATCCAAACATAGGAATATTACATCCTTCCATGGATCAAAATGTTAGGGTGTCCTATGATATCAAAAATAAAAAACAATCTGGAGTAAAGATTGTAGTGGAATACGATTTTGTTTGCCCAATGTTTTCTAAACGCTGTTTAGAAGCTGTGGGTGGTGCATTCAATCACAATTTATTTTTGGGTTGGGGAATAGATCAAGAGACCTCGTATCTGGCAAGAAAAAATGAAATGCAAGTAGGGATAAATCACGATTTAATAGTGATGCATAATACTTCGTCTACATATGATAATGGCTTTGATTGTAAATTCAAAGACAGAAAACAGTATTACAGTTCTGCTTTTAGAGAAATGTATTCGGTATTAAATAATCAGTATGGAATAAATTGGAACGAACTGTTTAAAAAAACATTTACAGATCATGTAGGAGAATGGTATGAGTAAAGTGTGTGTATTGGTTGTTAGTCATAATTATCCAGAATTAACCGATGCTCTTTGCGAAGGAATAGTAAAGAGAACCAAGGGGGTAGATTATGATCTTCACGTGATAGAAACCGGTTCTTCTATTGGTAATTTTTCAAAGTATATTACCTTATGGGTTTCTGATGGTTGTAGAATGACCCGGGGGTTCAATCTATTAAAATCGTATGCAGACTCAGTATTAAAATACAAGACCGGAAAAAAATACGATGCGTATATGCTTTTTGTGAATGATGCCAAGTTTATTGATGATTCTGATATTATTAGTACCTTATATCATGATATGAAAGCTTTGCCGGATTGCGGCCAAATTGCACCGTATCAATCCAACATATATCCACCGCACACTAGATTAGGTAAGGTAACCGATGGGGGAGTTCGTAAAGAAAGTTTCTGTGAAATCATATGCCCAATGATTTCCGCAAAAGCATGGGATGCGTGTGGAGAAGATTTTTTAGACAATAGATTTTTCTATGGTTGGGGTTTGGATTATGATATGCCATACCAGCTTCACAATAATGGATTTAAAACGTATATCTCAGACAAAGTTGGTATTTTTCACGATCCGTTTACTTCATATAAAAATAAAGAAAAAACAAAACAAATAATGGATGGAAATCAATTTATTCAACTAGCCAGAAAGAATATGCATGAAGGATTTCAACAAAAGTATGGTTTAGATTGGATGCAAATTCTTATGGAGGGTGTTCCCGCTGATGTTTCTAAAGAAGCACTTTATCTTTGGCTGTCAATGAATGATGGATATAGGGGATGAGTATGATAGAAGCCGTATTATTTGATTTAGATGGAGTATTGGTAGACGCTTGCGATTGGCATTACGAAGCCCTTAATAAGGCATTACAGGCTTTAGGACACGCTTGTATAAGTAGAGATGCCCATCTTGCTTCTTTCAATGGATTGCCTACTCATGTCAAGCTAGAAATGTTAGGAATAATCGGAGAAGAAGCCAAAAAAATTAATAGACTAAAACAAGATTTTACATTAGAAACAATAAGATCTAATGCTAAAATTATGGAAGAAAAAGTAAAACTTCACGAGTTTTTAAAACAGCAAAATATAAAAATAGCATGTGTTACAAATTCAATAAGAGAAACTGCAGAGGAAATGCTTAGAGCCACCGGGCAATTACAGTATATGGATATTGTAATAACAAACGAAGACGTATCAAAAAACAAGCCACACCCCGAATGTTATAATCGCGCAATTCAGTTATTGGATACAAATCCATTAAACGTTTTATGTGTGGAAGATTCGGAAAAAGGAATACAAGCAGCAGTGGCATCTGTTGCAAAACATCTTTTAGTTGTGAAAAATACTAGTGAAGTTAATATAGATACAATAACAAAATCTTTTTAGGATGATTAAATTATGCAAAATTTAGACAAGTATATCAGTCATTTAAATTTTAAGAGTGAAATAGGACAAGACCGAGCAGTTCTTGATTTTCTTGGTGTAAAATATAACGGAACATTTGTTGATATTGGTTGTGCAATGCCAATGAGTATCAGCAATACTTTTGTTTTTGAAGCAACTTTTAATTGGAGAGGAATTGGTATTGATATTCAAGACATGAGAGATAATGGTGGTGAAACTTGGAGATCACACAGACCACAAACAAAACATATGGTAACAGATGCTTTGGCTTTAGATTATGAAAAGGTATTTCAAGAAAACAACATGCCAGAAACAATCGATTATCTGTCTTTAGATCTTGAACCACCTGATATTACTATGAAGTGCCTTGCAAAGCTACCACTGAACAAATATAAATTTAATATTATAACCTTTGAAGTAGATGAGTACCGAGAAGGCGGATTAGAAAGAGCTAGAATTAGCAGAGAATATTTAAGTAAGTTTGGTTATAATTTAATGGGCTGCATCAATCGCCAAGATGACGTATACGTACACAGCAGTTATAAGAGGCCAGAATGAAAATATTAATTCCAATGGCAGGAGAAGGTAGTCGATTTGCCAAAGAAGGGTACACTTTTCCAAAACCTTTGATTGATGTTGATGGCAAACCAATGATTCAAGTGGTTGTTGAAAATCTTGATTTTGATGCCACTTACATTTTCTTAGTTCGCAAAGAACATCTACAAAAGTATAGCGGTTTAAAAACCACATTAGATAGAATTACTAATGGTAAGTTTAAGATAGTAGAAGTTGACGGCCTGACCGAAGGAGCAGCTTGTACTGCTTTGCTTGCCAAAGAACTTATAAACGACGATGAAGAATTGCTGATTGCTAATTCCGATCAGGTTCTTGAGTATTCTGCAGAAAACTTTAAACTACTAAAATCTTTAACTGCTGCAGACGGAATTGTGTTTACTTTTAATGCGGTCCATCCTAAATGGTCATTTGTTCGAGTCAATTCTCGTGGTATAATCACAGAACTACAAGAAAAGAATCCTATTTCAAATATAGCAACTTGTGGTATTTACTGGTATCGAAAAGGTTCAGAGTTTGTTAAATACGCAGAACAAATGATCAGCAAAAACATCAGAGTCAATAATGAGTTTTATGTAGCTCCGGTATATAATGAATACGTAGCAGACGGAAAAATGTTGATTCCATTCTACGTAGATAAGATGCACGGTATTGGTACTCCAGAAGATCTTAACGCTTACTTGAAACAAAAATGAACTTAGAAGAATTTACAAAGGGATGGCTGGTTGGAGACTTTGAACCTGCACTATTCAAAACCAAAGACATTGAAGTTGGTATTAAATATTATAAAGCAGGAGACAAAGAAGAAAAGCACTATCATAAAGTGGCAACAGAATATAGTATAATTTTATACGGAACTGTTAGTATGCTTAACCAAACTTTTAAACAAGGTCAAATAGTCACAGTACTTCCAGACGTAGAAAACAAATTTGAATGCTTGGAAGACGCGTGTATTGTTGTAATTAAAACTCCCTCCGTAATCGGAGATAAATATATCACATAAGGATCTACATCATGACACCAAAAGTTGGTATTGCGCTTTTAAACTATAATCTGCCAGAAGAAACTGATTACGTATATGAGAGTCTTGTTAAAAATTTAAACAGGACAAATTATGAAATTTGTGTAGTTGATAACGCTTCAGATAAAGCTGCACCATCAAAATATACTACAATAAAGTCTTTGGTAAACACACGAACGATGGGTGCTATTTTACTGGGTGCTCATTATTTTAATAGAAAACCAGATGTTAAATACGTATTTTATTTTCATAATGACATGACATTTAAAGATGGACCAGATATCCTTTACGATATGGTTCAATTTATGGAAGCTAATGAACAAGTAGCTGTAGTCCATCCTGCCTTAAATCAAGAAGCAACTAAAATTTGGATTGGTGATCGCTTTACTGTATACGATCCAACAAGTAATAACGCGTTTAGACGAGTAATGCCAAATAAACACGGCGTTATTAATATGGATGACACATCTCCAATTCTTGTCAGAAAGTCCGATTGGAATCTTGTTGGTGGTCAGGATCCCAGATTAACCCGTTGTTACGGTTCTGGTAAAGATTTTTACACTAGTCTACATCGAGCAGGAAAAGAAATTTATATGTACGATGGTGTCGTTATTAATCATCACGGTCAATACACTTATCAAAAACAAGTGGGTGATGAATCGTATAATAATTTAGACCGAGAAGCGTATAAGGAAATGGAAACAGTAATGTCAGAAAAGTATGGCCCGAATTGGAATTTTGAATTTAAATGAACGATCTAATAATAGCAATACCTGTTGGTGTATCATCTCCCGGAACTCCGGTTGTTGGTTATTTAAAGGAATGTTTACAATCACTAAAAAATCAAAAAACTTCCTACAAATATAAAGTTGTTATTGCTTCTGATAATAATGTATCTAAAGAATCTATGGATTGTATGTTGGAATCTGGATTTGATATGCAATTATACGAGCCATATTACTTTATGCGAAGAGGTTGTATTTGGAAAAAAATTTACGATCAGTGGTCAAATTTTGAAACCAAGTATGTTGCTTTTTGTCATTACGATGATATGTGGAGTGAAAATAAAATTCAAAGTCAATTAGACCTAATGGAACAAAATTCATTAGAACTGTCTTGGAGTAGAGTACAAGCAATTAACGATAAAAGCCAAATTGTTTCTGGTGATCTAGCTAGATATCAAAATTTAAATAAAGATTCATTAAAAAATGGTGGAAGTTATGCGTTTTCGCATTCTAGTATAATTAAAAAACAATCACTTTTTAATACAGGAATTTTATCTAAAATAGAAAAAGCAGCAGCAATATACGAGGGCCTGCAATTTGTGTATTCACATAAACTAAAAGGAACAAAAGACAACAATTGTACTTTTTATCACAGAGTACACGGTGACAGTGTTTCTAACCAGTTTCACACAGAAACCGAATTCATGAAAGAACAAAGAATCATTGCCGATTATTCTGTTCAACAAGTAATGAAAGATGCAGATGAAGTTTATATTGATGAAATTAAAAACGAGATTGAAAAATACTTAACTTAGTATTTTTATTTAAAAAAATAATTAACAGCATATAAATATATGTAATCAGCTATTGATTGAACTTATTAAGGATTTATATAATGAAAAAAATTGGTATTTATTGTTTAGCTTCTAGACGACCTGATTTTTATGTGGCTCACGCCAAGCAACTTGCAAACTGCAGTAATAAAGATTTTCATTTTTATCTGCTTGCCAATAATTACACTCAAGAACAAATTCAAGAAATACAAGACACGTTAAAGGATAACGTTTCATTGTTTAAAGCTGGCCCTCCAATAATTTCAAATTATATGGATAAAATTATGTTTGGTATTTCACAAAAGCACGAATATGCCATAAAGCATGACGAAGATTGTTTTATGCTTTCTGAGTCTTGGGACAGACTATTCGCACTAGCAGATCAAATGGATGAAAATGATTTATGTGCAACCGGTGTCATTTCAAACGGAATTCCAACATGTGATTTATTTTTAGAACACCATACTCCAGAAATTAAAGACGAGCTATTTAATGATTTTTGTAATATAAAGTTAGCTGGAAAAGGAGATGGTGCAGACTATTCTTCTTTAGATGAAAACTATGCAAAATGGGATCCACAACATTTCTTTAATAAGGTGAAGAATTTCAATCATCATTATAAAGGCATTCATCCAGTAAGAGTCAGCTTAGATGCTGTAAAGAAGATAAACAAATATATTGTTGATAATTTTAAACAAGTGATGACACCAAAAAATACTGGTATTATAAAGGATAATACAAAGTATCCGTATTTTTGTAATGGTGTAAAACTAATACGATCAAGTGAGTGGAAAACTATAGTAGAAGATAAAACTCTCTATGTTGACGGTTTCGATGAAGTTCCATTGAATAAGTATAGAGATAAAACCAAAAAGAATTTAGTAATTGATACTGGAATACCAATTATCCATACAATGTATAATTGGACTCCAGACTGGAATTACGAATTTGCTTTAATTAAAGAAATTTGTAAAAAAGCAGACGAACTATTATGAAAATAATTTCACATAGAGGAAATTTAGAGGGAATAACTCCTGATGAAAATCGCCCAGACTATGTGAATAACACACTTCAAACTGGTTTTGATGTAGAAGTAGATGTTTGGTTAATTAACAATGAATTGTTTTTGGGTCATGATGAGCCACAATATAAAATTAATAATAAGTTTTTACTTAATGATAAATTGTGGTGCCATGCAAAAAACAAAGACGCATTTCAATATATGTTAAATAACAGTATTCATTGCTTTTGGCACGAACAAGATAAATTTACTCTTACTAGTAAAGGAATTCCTTGGTGCTATCCGGGCAATTACATGAAAAATGGTATAACAGTAGAATTAGTAAAAACTAAAATACCAACAGTTATGGGGATCTGTACAGACTATCCAAAAAATTGGATTTAATTATAAAGGTATAAACTATGAAGAGAGTATTGATAACAGGCGGTGCTGGTTTTATTGGTCATCATGTAGTAGATCATTTTTTACAAAAAACTGATTGTGAAATAGTAGTTTTAGATCGTTTAGATTTTTCTGGTAATTTAAATCGTTTAGATGAAGTACTGGAAACTCAACCTCACAACAAAAAGAGAGTAAAGGTTGTATTCCACGATTTAAAGGCAGAAATCAATCCATTAGTTTCTACCTTTATAGGTAAATGTGACACCATTCTACATCTTGCTGCTGCATCACATGTAGACAGATCAATTACACATCCACTAGAATTCATTCATGATAATATCATTGGTACAGCAAATTTATTAGAATATGCAAGAAAGAGTGAAGGACTAGAAAGATTTTTATATTTTAGTACCGATGAAATCTTTGGAGCAGCACCTAATGGCGTGGATTATAAAGAACGAGATCGTTATAATTCTACAAATCCATATTCAGCATCAAAGGCAGCAGGCGAAGAACTATGTGTAGCTTACGAGAATACTTATAAGATGCCTATGATTGTTACACATACTATGAATGTATTTGGCGAAAGACAAACACCAGAAAAATTTATTCCATTATGCATACGAAAAGTATTTAATAATGAAAAGGTGACTATTCACTCGGATCCAACAAAGACACAGGCTGGTAGCAGATTCTACATTCACGCAAATGATGTTGCTGTTGCTCTATTATTCTTGTTAACTAATAATTTCAAGACAGAATCCGATTTTGGTGGTGCTAAATGTGCAAAATTTAATATTGTCGGAAAAGAAGAAATAGACAATTTAACTTTAGCAAAAATGATTGCAGCAGCACAAAATAAAGAATTGAATTATGAGATGGTAGATTTTCACAGCACACGTCCCGGACATGATATGCGATACGCATTATCTGGGGAACTAATGAAGTCTTTAGGATTTGAGCCAAAGATTTCGTTGTCAGATAGAATTAAACAAGTTTCTGACTGGTACATCAAAAATCCAAAATGGTTGCAATTATGAATATCGATAAATGTAAACAAATAGACAGCTGTATTGCGTGTGGTAGTTCTAATATTTTAGAAGTTTTAGATTTAAAAACTCAACCATTAGCAAATTCTTTTAAAAATAGTAAATCAGAACAACAAGAAGAATACCCATTAAAATTAAATAAATGTCAAGATTGTCACCATTTGCAGTTAAGTCATATGGTACATCCAGATGAATTATTTAAAAATTATTTGTATGTTTCTGGTACATCAAAAACACAGTTAAATTACTTTGAGTGGTTTGCAAAAATGGTTAGTGATAAGATTGCAAATAAACAAGGTAATATTTTAGATATTGGATGTAATGATGGTTCTCAATTAAATTATTTTAAATCTTTAGGATTTAAAACTTATGGAATAGATCCAGCAGAAAATTTACACAAAATAAGTTCTCAAAACCATAATGTTATTTGTGATTATTTTAATACAACAAATACTCATGATGGGGTAGAATACGATGCTATCATTTGCCAAAACGCATTTGCTCATAATTTTAATCAGTTAGAGTTTCTTAAAAAGTGTAAAACCATATTAAACGATAATGGTTTAATATTAATAACAATATCACAAGCAGATATGGTAAAGAATAATGAATTTGATACAATTTATCATGAGCATTATTCTTATTATAATGTAAATTCTATGAAAACTATATGTGAACGAGCTGGGCTTCACTTAACGGATGTAATACAACACCCGATTCATGGTAACAGTTATATTTTTGTTATATCAAAAAATGGATCCGAACAAAGCTTGTTTAAAATTAATAAACTAATAGAAGACGAAAAGAATATTGGATTATATGATGCGAAAAAGTATACAGAATACAGTAAAAATGCAAACAGCATAGCAATTCAATTTAAAGAAAAATTACAAGAATTAAAACAAGAAGGATATATTCTTATTGGTTATGGTTCACCAGCTAAAGGTAATACCATGTTAAATTTTTCTAAAGGAATATTAGATTTTATTATTGACGACAATCCATTAAAACAAAATTTATTTACTCCTGGTAGTTCAATACAAATTCACTCAATAGACCATTTAGATACCGTTAAAGATAATAACAAAATTTGTTTTGTTCCTCTTGCTTGGAATTTCTTCGATGAAATTAAAAATAAAATTAGTAACAAAAGACCAAAAAAAACAGACTTATATTTAAAATACTTCCCCAAAGTAAATGTAATAAAAAGTATTTGAAGTTTATATATACCTGTGGAGATTTAAATAATGCCTAAATTATGTCTGTCAATGATCGTAAAGAATGAAACTCACATTATTAAAGAGTGTTTTGATACCGTCTATAAGAATATAGATTATTGGGTGATTGTGGATACAGGTTCCACAGACGGCACTCAAGAATTAATCAAACAGTACTTTGCAGAAAAAGGCATTCCAGGCGAACTACATGAACGCCCATGGGTCAGTTTCGGTCATAATCGTTCAGAAGCTCTGGCTCTTTGTGATGGTAAAGCTGATTGGGCTTGGATGATTGACGCAGACGATTATGTTGATGGTGCTTTATCATTTCCAACACAAATAGTAGAAGAAGTTGATGGATTTGCGCTAAAGTTCCGAAGACAAGACTTTGCTTGGTGGAGAACTCAAATCTTCCGTACAGGAAGAGGATGGAAATACTTTGGTGTACTTCACGAATACCCTTCACTAGAAGGCAAACAACCAAACATCGCAAAACTGGAAGGCAATTACGCAATAGTTGCTCGCACCATGGGTGCCCGTAATCTTAATATTACTCCGGTAGAGAAGTACAAGAAAGATGCAGAGCTGTTAGAAAAGGCTCTAATAGACGAACCAACCAATGTTCGTTACCAGTTTTATCTTGCTCAAAGTTATTTTGACTCACAACAATGGGATAAAGCAGAAGCTGCTTACATCAAACGAGTTGAAATGGGTGGTTGGGAAGAAGAACAGTTCTACGCTGCTTATCGTATAGGTATGTGCCGAGGACTGCAGGAAAAGCCTTGGATAGAAATTCAACAAGCTTTCTTGGAAGCATGGGAGCTTAGACCAACTCGTGCAGAACCTCTACACCAGATTGCCAGAGTTTACAGACTTATGGGTCATCCTCGTTTAGGATTTCTTTACGCTAAAATGGCAGCAGATATTCCCTATCCAGCAGACGATATTTTATTCGTATCTGAGGACGTGTATCAATGGGGTATTTTGGATGAAATTGGGTCAACCGCATTCTACGCCGGTAAGCCTCATATGGGATACGCAGCCTGTAAGAAATTACTAGTGGAAAATCGACTACCTGCTGATCATGTAGATCGTGTTCAAGGTAACTTGAGTCAATACTTGAAGTTCTTTGAAGACACCAAGCAAATGGAAGTTATTCATCAAATGAATAATCAAGCCCAAAAACAAAGTGAAAAACGGGATCATAAGCCTGCCATTTTTCCTGCCCAGCTACCAAAAAAGAAGTTTAAAGACAGAAAAGTAGCAAGCAGATAAATGATACATATTGTATGGCAGCACAATACGATCTTGATGTAAATAAAAATTGTAATTTAAATACTTGGATACAGTATCTTTCTGATACTGATGTGGGTGTAGATCTTTCTAGTTATCGAGCAGAACTCAAAATAGAAAGATATAAAACTGCCACTTATCCATTAGTTTTTGCCAGTACAAATGGCGTAACTTACGGTTACACCGGTGCTAGTTCTCCTGGTACTGGAGCTCAATACGGAGGCATTCAATTAAATGTTAATTACACAGGTGCATCTTTAAACGGTGGTATACTAATAGAATTAGATAAAGACACCACTAATTCATTGCCTGTTGGAAAATTATTTTACGATTTAAAACTTCTAGTTGGTTTAACTTACTCTGAAAAACTACTAGAAGGCAGACTTCAAGTAAATCCTGAATAAGGAAACACTATGAAGCTAAAAATTAAACAGACTGAAAAAGATATTAAAGTTTTACTAAAACAATTTTTAGTAAATGATGTGTACTTTATGTACATTAAAAATGTAAATAAAAATTTAATACTATCTACTCAAATAAATCCTCCATCACAACAAGGAGAACAATATTATTTTGGGCCACCAGACGTACCTCCAATCGACTTAAATAGACCAGTAGACATTGAAACCGATATTATACCAAATCCTATTTAATTTAAAATGAAATTAAAAATATTACAACAATATTATCAAACAACACCAGGAAATAAAGTATTTGATTCTGGTAATTTGATTTCATTTAAAATTAAAAAAAAAATAAAGTATAAAATATTATTATTTTCTGGAAATTTAATTAATACTTTAGGACCAGCTTATATTCCAAATGGAATATCAGCAAGTTATGGTAGTTTTGAAGACAAAATAGGTATTCAGTGGAATAATATACCAACAGTAACTGGTTATAAAGTTTTTAAAAATGACACCACATTGTTGGGAACAGTTTTTACTAATAGTATTTTTGATACTGTTTCTTCCCCTGGTATCTTATTTAAATATAATGTCACTTCTTTTATTACACAAAATGGATTTACTTTAGACAGTAATTTTAGTAATCCCGCTTATGGTTGGAGAGGATTGACAGCTCCAAACAATCTCACGACATCTGGTAGTAGTTTTCTTGATCGTGTTATCTTGAGTTGGACTGGTGTAACCGGAGCAACCGCTTATAAATTGTATCGATACGATACTTTAGTTGCTCCTCAAACCCTTTCGTTATTGACAACAACAACCAATAACAGTTATACAGATTTTGCTGTGTTAGCTGGAAGAACATACATTTATGGTGTAAAATCTTCTTGTGGATTAGGAGACAGTCCTTTTGGATTGACTGCTATGGCTGTATTGTCTAGAGGAGTTATAGCTGCTCCTTCTGGTGTTTCAGCATCAGACGGCGTATATACTGATCGAGTAGATATAACATGGAATAGTGTTGCTGGTGTGAGTGGTTATAAAGTTTATAGAGATCTTCCTACACTACAAAATATAGCAACTACTACCAGTCAACAATTTAATGATTACGCAGCAACACCAGGGATTATTTACACTTATTATGTCACAGCTTACGATTTGTTGCGTGGAGAAAGTGTTCCCAGTTTATCGGATACTGGTTCTGTTGGTTTTATTCCAGTAGTGTCTGCAGTTACACCATCATACGGAATAATTAGTGGTGGAACTACTTTAACAATATCAGGAAATTATTTATCAAATACACAATCGGTTACTATTGGTGGTATTACTGCCACAATAATTGCAAACACAATAAACGGAATAACTTTGGTAACTCCTGTTGGTTTAACAGTTGGTCTTAATCCAATCACAGTAACAACCATACCTGGTTTCACTACGGCTTCCGATCTTTTTGCGTATTCTTACGGTGAGGTTCTACCAGATTCACTTTACCAAAGCATGAAGACGTTTGCGGATACACACGTTAGTGATCTGTACACAATAACTGCACCTAAAAAACGAACTACTGGAGTATTAAATTATACATACGCCGATATTACATCAACTGGAGTATTTCGTCCAAAATCAACAGGCAGATTAACTCCATGGACAGGAAATATTTCTTATTCTGGTGCTGGTATCGGTTCGGTGATTGCAGGATTGACTGCTATAGCTGGTGCCTGTGCAACCACAACATATAATTTATACAATAATTTTACTAATATAAATTATTCATACGGATTATTGAGCAGTAATAACACTATTGTTGAATCAAGACTGTTTGGTTTTACTTCTGGTATAACTGGTGGTAAAAATTTAATAAAACGACCGTATTCGTTTAATGATATACAATTGTATGGTATAAGCACTATAAATCCACTATACGGCAATTACGTTCCATCTAGTACATACAATAGTACTACATCTTATAATCTTGTAAGAAATAAACTGCTTGCAGTTTTAGAAGAAATTGATGCCACACAAGTATATCCAGTTCAAACGTATCTAAAAACTCTAGCAGTTGCTTGGAAATACCAACGACAAATTTTACAAAATAATGGAGGCATTGTTTCTGGTATCAAATCTTCCATCAATTTAGACGCATTAAACACAGAAATTTTAAACAATTTAAAAATACTTTTAGCAGAATATAGATCACACTACCCATTGGCAAGAAGTGGTAATGGTTTATCTATTTCAAACGGCGGAAATTCTTCAAATGAACTTTGGAGATTAGCAGCAAACGAGAATTATCCAATGGGCTTGTGTGGTCCTGGTGTTCGTCAAACACCGTTTCCACTAGGTGCTACTTTAGATTACATTAAAGCACAGGGAGTCACTTTAAATACTTGGTCACCACAGGGATGGTCTGCAGATACTGGCATGTATTTGTATGACGGCTGGGCACTTGAAGGTCTTCTTAATATTATGCATAATATGTTGGGAGCAACTTCTAGTGTTGATCCTGTGGTTTCGCCAACAACACTATTAACAGATGCTAGTTGGGGACCAATATTGAATGATGTTAGAAACTTGTTTGTTAAAGAAATTTTTGATGGTGTGAAACACACAGAAGAAGGAAGACCTTGGTATTGCACCAGAAAGTATTGGCCAGACGGTACCCCTAAAGACGCTTACGTTTATCCTGATGGAGTTGCAGGAAGTACATGGGGAGAACCTGGTACTAGCAGAACTGGGACTAAATGGTGGTATAATACGTATAAAGTTGGTGGTGGTTATTTTTATCCTGATCCTGACAATAAAGGTTATATTACTTCTAATCAAAATATAACACCTGCTGCAAACAGAATGTTAGCAGCAATGTACGTTTATCCGTACGCAATAAACGACACACAACGACAAGGATTGCTTGCAGCTTATAACATGTGGGCAGAAACGTGGGCATCGTGTTTAGAACGCATGTTATATGGTTGTACAAGCGCAGATCAAACCGGATCTTGGCCTGAAGGATGGGGTTACGCAGCTCAATCCATGCCTGACTTTATTAAAGTTTTAGACGCCACTAAACGCGCCGGAGACCGACGTTTATGGGATACCGGAAACACACCAGATTATTTTAACACAAGTGTGCCCGGTATTTCGTATGGTGCATGGGTTAATAACGCGTGGAAGTGGATTATTAGCCGCATAATGCCAAACAATTTGATAATTAATTTTGGTTCTTGTAATACTGCAGGATGGGAAACCACACGAAATGGATATCAATTTTACCCTTACGGAGTATTATTACAAGCTGCACTAGTAAGTGAAAGTCCTACTCCTGGAACCACTGGATCTGCAATTTCTGAATTATACAATTGGTTTATTAATGCAGCACAAGATTCAGAAATAGACGCTCGTTATTATTACGAGATGAAAAAATATAATGATCGTGGTCAGATAAACGATAAGGTACTTCTACCTTGGGGTTATTTTGCCGGAGAGAATACGTTTGTTTGGAAGTCTGAACATGTTATACCACGATTTCATTCTAATTTTTTAATTGGTACACTCGCTGGATGGAACTCAGACACAACTCCACAAACAAACAATAATTTTGATAAACCGTTGATATTTGGTATTTGGGGTAAAGGTGTTAATGGTCGAGACGAAAAAACAAATTCAGATAGTGGTCATATTTCTGCGTATCTGGGTGATGCTGTATTATTATTAGAAGCGGGTGAACCCAGAGCATTAATTCAAGGTTCTGGCTCAAATACGGCCACACAAGAATATTTCTTAACAGATACAATCAGAGCAAAAGGTCACAATAAAATGCAGCTAGGTGAGAGGAAAGATTATAAGATACCTCAAACTTGTCCGTGGTCTGGTGTAACATTTACCAGCACTGGTGGTTACGCATTTATTGATCTGCTCCCAACTTATAATACTAGAGGATTAACTGCTCGACAATACGGATGGGCAGAAAGCGTACCAGGTTGGGTTGGTCCAAGTGATAGTTATCTGTACGGATGGGGAGGTCCACCAAATTCTACAGCAAGAGGTGGTGATACTGGATGTTATTTGTCTCACGGAACTGATTTAGTACCAACATATATTGCACCAGAAGGACTCACTTATCAGTTTGAGCCGTATCAATATCAGATAGGAAAATGCACACGAGGTATTACTTGGTCGTATTCTGAAGGATCTGCAACCATTCAAATTGAAGACGTTGTTGGTATCAGTGCGTACAATCCAATTTATCCTGGTGCTTCATGGTCTGCAACAGGTCCGTACGCAACAGGACCGGCCAGCAGAGTATATTACCGATTCCATGTTGGTTACACTGGAGCCAGTGCTGCAAACACGTTCCCATTACCAAAAGAAGGAACAGACACTGGCCTTACTTTATATCCAATATCTGGATCAAACAATAAAACTTGGAATGTTGCTTGGTCACAACCAATTCCATATAATAAAAACAGTGTTGGTGTAACTTATAGTGGTGTTGATGTATTAATGACATTGACCGGCAATCAACCAATTCGACTACAACGCGAATTAACAGTAAATAATTCGTTTAAATACGCTTATACGGCTGTTCCTGGGGTAGGAGCAATACCACCAAGTCGCCATTACGCAATTAATGTGATGTTAGGAACATCAGGTGGTTCTTACTATGATGAAAACAATTTAAAATTAAACACAACATTAAGCGCAATTGCAGTAGCTATAACACCTGCAGTATATGTTGCGTATTGGGAACCTTGGATTGGAAGTACATCATTGTCTCATATAACACCTATAGTGTGGGTAAACGGTATTACTCAAAACAAAAATGAAGCATTCTCTGTGAATGATTCTCTGTTTCCAAAAACAACAATTACTGGGTTTACGGCTGTTGCAGACGAGTTTAAGAATATTGCACCAGGTAAACGTGTACTTGGAACTTATCGTTACCACTTCAAACATGCTTTCTTGGGTTCTACTTTTGATACAGCTGGTCTGGGATTAACTTACAGTCCTTGGTTTGATGATGCAATAACTAAAGTACAAGCAGAGTGGAATCCGTGGATAGACGGACTGGTAAGTAATGGAGTAACGTTTGATTATTGGGCACTTGGTATAGAAGATGCTGTTACTTCATTCTCTAATTGGGGTATACCTGGTCTAAAAAATAGTATTAAAACAACAGAAGCAGAAGTACTAAGAGCAATCACATCAGATGCCAGATTTACTCAATCTAAACACGGAATTACAGCATTAAGTACCCAATTACAAGGTGTGAATTTAGATGCAGTATTACAGGGAGCCAATAGTGGAAATACTGCATATTTAGCTTGGAATAATGCTTTGAATTCTCTTGGAGTTGCTGGTTTGAATCAAGCATTATGGAATTATACAAAGACAAAAATACCAGGTCTACGAGGCGGTAATGGCGATTCTGTAATTAATCCAAATAATCCTGGACCAGATTCAAACGGACATCCACAACCGCTTAGTGCCATATTTGGAACAGCAGCTTCTCCTTATCTGTACGGAGAATTGAGTGGAATATTAACGTCTTGGTCAATATCAGATTCAGATCCAACCCGATTGGTATTAGGAAATGGTGGACAACAATTACCGTCATCTGCTTGGACTGCATTTGTTGTTGACCAACAAGAAACTAGAAGTTGTAAACGCAGTTCTCCGTCCACACCACTACAACCTTGGATAGGCAGTTTTGGTTATGCAGCTTCTAAATATAATTTAGATCGCAGATATTATTATGAGAATATAACACACACATTCTTATTGGGAGCTGAAATATTTTATCTGTGGAATGGTGGTGATACTTCTCTTACTCCAGCAGAACGCACAGCACACGGAATTACTTTAAATTCTCATATTGCAAGCTTGAATACTCTATTAGGCGGAAAAGTTCCTCAAAGTAGTAGTTCATCAACAGCAGCAATCTCATACAGAGATCTTTACGTTACTACAGGAGCTAAACTACACGACTTCAAATATATTTGGAGAACCACATTTAATAATGAAATTATTCAAGCTATAAATAATACAACAGGAATAACTTATGCGCTAGGAGGATTGACTTGTGGCATTTGGGATACTTCTACCACAGATATTCCTCCATCATATACTGTTATAACAGAAATACCGGTAATACAAAATTATGCGAGTTATAATTTAACAAATACCACAACTCTTGCATCAACTACTGGGTGTACTACCAGATTTAATGTTCCGACCTACGTGTTCCCGTCTTGGGATTACGATATAAAATTAATTCCTGGAATTTCTTTTGGCAAAATAACAATTAACGATTTTAAATATTTACAAGGAATAACTAATCCAAACAGTGGAATATCTCCATGTTAAATACACACACAATAAGGATATATAATATATGCTACCAATAACAGGATTAACAGGAACAGATACGTTTGAAACTTGGTTTGGTAAAACCAATGAAATTATTAGCAGTTTAAACAGTTCTACCATACTCTCTGTTAAAGATGCCGGAGCAGTAGGAGACGGCGTAACCGACGATACTGCCAGTATAAAAACTGCATTAAGTAGCGGAAAAAAAGTAATATACTTTCCTAGTGGAACATATAAAGTTACTCAGGGATTAACTCTTCCTGCTTTTGTTTCTATATTTGGTGATGGACCAGACGCAACTATTATTGATGGTTCTAGTTGCACTGCTAATGGGCTCGGTTCATATGAAACACATATACGTACTGCAGAAGGAACATGGTCGTCTCTGCCTGCCTTGGCGTCTCCAGGAATTACTAAAGGTGACCAAAATATTACATTCGTATCTGCTCACGGTTTAACATTTAATGATGAAATTTGTGTGTATAATCCTACAAATTATTCTTGGTCTAAATTTACTTCATACCACAGAGCCGGAGAAGTTCAATTTATTGCTTGGACTCCTTCAACCACAATAGTTCGTTTACAAGGATCCGCATACGCAAATTATAAATCCACAGATGTTTCTTTATATAAACTTTCAGCTTATACATCATGTTTTATAAAAAATTTCACATTAAAGTGTGCTAAACTAGGACCTGTTACTTCTGGACGAGGTGTTCGCGTAAATCAAGGATTAAATTGTATACTAGAAAATGTTAAAGTTGTAAACGTTCCGTATGCCGGTATTGAAATAAACCAGTCTCATAACGTTTTAGTAAATAATTGTACCGTTCAAGAAGACGCCTCAGACGATTTTGGCGGCGATTACGGATTAGTAGTTATGAATTCTTCTTCTGTTCTGGTTAATGGTGGATACTATTCTGCGTCCAGACACGCAGTTACTATTGGTGGTGGTAGTGGAGTAGGAGCAGTTCCAAACAGAAATGTAAAAATTATTGGAACTAGTTGCCATACTTCGGGCGTTACTTTAGATGCTGCTAGTGCTGGGGCATTAGACGTTCATTCAAATGCCGAACACATCTTGTTTAGAAATTGTACAATAAATGGAGGAATAGCAGGATTAGGTGGAGACAATGTAACTGTAGAAGGTTGTCATATTGTTGGAAGAGGCGCAGGTGACTCTTTAATTTACGGTGCCGGATGCAAAGGAACCAATTTTGCAATACACAATAACCACTTGATATCCACTAGAAAAGGCCGATTAAATCGTGGAGCTTTTATAGATATTGGTGCGCAAAATGACGCTATATCAGATAAAACTTCTGAAGGCGGTATAATATCAATTAAAAATAACACACTTGATTGGCAATACTCTCCTACTAGTTCTGGTCGTAGAGAAGCAGGAGAAACTGCATCAGATGGTTATTCTTCTTATGGAAACTGGCTATCTATAGTAAATACTGGTACTACAGGATATACTGGAGGAGATATTATAATCGATATCCAAGGAAATACTGTTAAAGCACCAAATAATTACCATCAAGGTGGTGCGTATATTCAAGTAACAGGAAACACTTTAGATGCTCAATTTAATGTGGTTAATTTTTCTAATAATACTTGTGTGAACGTTGGTGGTGCTGAATTAGACAGTTCATGGGTTTCTGCTAATCATGTAGTTTTTCAGGGAAATAATATTATAAATTCCGGTAATGTTGGATTGAAAGCATCAGGCGTAAAAAAATCTATAGTATGTAAATCTAATAGTATTAATGGAACCCGAAATTCTCCAGCAATTTATTTACGAGGACGGTCTGCCTCTTGGTTGGGATGGAATGGTTTCTGTGAATTTATAGAAGTTTCGGAGAATACAGTTAATAATGGAGTATTAACAAAAGATTATACTTTTAATACTGGAACACTAACAGATTATAGTGTGTTTTATTTTGATAACGGTATTTTCCGAGACAATATTATGGGATCAGATAATAGAACTTTTATACTTGATGCCAATCGCGGATTTGTTTTAAACGAAACAGTAACGGGAAATAGCTCTAATGCTGTTGCAACTATTAAAGCATTCCAAGGCATTACTCAATTTGGTATAGGTGTAACAAACAATAGTGGTTCTTTTACTTTAAATGAAACGATTACAGGAAATATTTCTGGTAAAACTGCCAGTCTTACAGGAATTGCTTCCACTCATAGTTTTGGATCATATCTATTTACTGGAAACAATTTATGGAGTGGTAAAAACGCATGGTGGAGTGGTTTTACCTTAACACTTTCCGGCATAACTACTAATAATATTTTATAAAATTAAAATAAAAACTAGATCTTAAACGCATAATTACTGTGATTTCATGTTTATAAATATTATATAATGGACAAGTTTAAGCAATACTTTAATTTGGATAAACCAACTCCTGTGGTTTCTCCGCAAAGTGAAATGCAATCAACACAGGATCTGAGAGGTCCTGTTGGGCCACGAGGCCCACAAGGTCCTGTAGGTCCCCAAGGACCTGCTGGTGAAGACGGATGGGCTGGTCCTCAAGGCGAACCCGGTCCTCAAGGCGCACCGGGATTAAAAGGTGAAAAGGGCGATACTGGAGAGACTGGCTGGCCGGGAGATAAAGGCGAACAGGGTGTTCAAGGAGAACCAGGTCCAGAAGGTCCTATGGGTCCACAAGGCCCAGAAGGTGCTGTAGGCCCACAAGGCATTCAAGGACCTATCGGTCCTCAAGGTGTTCCGGGCGAAATAGGACCACAAGGTGTTCCCGGTCCGGTTGGTCCTAAAGGACCCAGAGGAGATGTAGGCCCAGAAGGACCACAAGGCATTCAAGGTCCAGAAGGCCCAGAAGGCGAAATCGGTGCTATTGGTCCGCAAGGTCCAAAAGGTATTCCGGGTGCTAAAGGAGAACCTGGTCCTCAAGGAGTACCGGGTCCTGTAGGTGCACAAGGTCCAGAAGGTCCTCAAGGACCAAAAGGCGATCCTGGCGAGTCTAATATTATTTCTGCCAACTATCCGTTAGTACTGGAAGAAGGTGAGCTTTCTTTTGATGGATCTAAATTTAAACAAGAACTCACCAGTCTGGTAAAAACCAAACTAGACGCACAAACAGTAGCACAGAATTTTCAATGGCTGAATACTGGTTCGGTTGGTGGTGGTGCAGTCGGCATCTATAAAGATCGTGCCAGAATAATCAAGTCGGTTAACGATTTAAACTTTACTGGAGATGGTGTAGAGCTGGTTCGTAAAGGCAAACAAGTAGATGTTAAGATTACTGGTGGAGAAATATCTTATCCAGTTTTAGTAGGAAAAGGAACTTTAAATTTCTCTGTATTAATGAGTGATGGTGAAATTTTACTTTTTGGCAGAAACGAACATCAACAAATAAGTGGTTGTACTTGTTTGAGTCAACTAGATCCTGATATACAAATAACTGTTGTTGGTACCGGCTACGGTTCTGGTGGATACACTTCCGTCAGATTCAGTAAAGCTTCACAATTGCTACCAGTAAAAATAAGTACAGCTGATACTTACACTGCTATACTATTAAATACAGGAAAAATATACTTCTGGGGAGCATGGCAAGGATATAGTCAGTCTGTTCCGGACTGCAACATGTTCAATTATATGAACATATTGCATCCTAATCTTAAATTCAAAGATTTTTCTGCCACTAAAGGATACAGTAGATTTAGTGCACTAACAGAAGACGGCGATTTAATAGCATTTATTAATGGTGAAGATGGATTAACTTACGGATCACAACCAAACACTTGGGATAATGATCCGAATACAAATGATCAAATAACTTATTATAATGCAAATCCAGATGCACAACACAGTTTTGCTCGTTATAAATTCAAACAAATTTATATGGCAGAAGAACTAGTAATTGGCATTTTAGAAAATAATAAAGTTTATATTAGCGGTGATTCAGGATTATTGTCAGGACAATGGACAGTATATAATTATCTTGACAGTATTTACAATCCATTTGCAGCATACCTTTTTGGAGCAAATTATCCTCCTGTTGGTGGTTTGATCACCGATGACTTTAAAAATGTGGCGTCTTCTCAATTTTTTAATGCTGGCGTTTTAACCGACGGAACTCCAAAACTTTGGGGTTATTTAGCTTCTGGTGCAACACTACCATCACAATACACTCAATCTGGAATTAAAGCTGTTCAAGTAGAGGTTGCCCAAAATGGTGTGTGTTGGGTTATGGAAAATGGTACTGTTGAATGTTCTGGTGTTAATGTCACCGAAAACATGCCTGCAGGCATAACCAACGATTCTTCGTATGCTATTAAACAAATAGCAATAGGTGATAGCAATGTAATTGCTCTATCCCACAATAACAAAGTTTACACTTGGGGGTTTGATACTGCAACTGGTAGTTTAAATATAACAGATATAGTTGCTCAACACCAAAAATTATCAATTCCTACCCCCTCGCTTTACGAGCAAGCACCGTTTGCTTACGATCAAAACGTTTCCGTTTACAATTCATCGGGTGCTTTAGTTGGTATAGCCAGTGGTTTAAAATTTACTGGTAGTGGAGTTACTTTATCAACAGACGCAAACAACAAGCAGGTTGTAGTTACTGTTAGCGGTGGAGTTGGCGGCGGTTTCTATCAATCCTCCACTGAACCTACAGGCACAATATACAGTGGTGATCGTTGGTTTAATACTGATACCGGAACATTATTCACAAGAATACTGAATGGTATCACTGGTATATGGGCAGAATTATAAACATAAATATAACATATGGCAATTAATTTTCCTGATAATCCTACTTCCGGTCAAACGTATACTTATAACGGTATATCGTGGTCGTGGAACGGTTCCGCATGGACAAAGGCAATAGGAAATTACGTAAACTTTTTGAATGGTCTTACTGGTGGTGTTACCTTGGCACAAGGCTCAAACATCACTCTGACACCAAGTGGTAAAACAATTACTATTGCTGCTTCTGGCGGTATAGGAGCCACTGGTGCAACAGGAGCAACTGGTCCTCAAGGAGCAACAGGTGTTCAAGGTGTAACAGGTGTTCAAGGTGTAACAGGAGCAACAGGAGCAGGTGGTGCTTTAGGTTATTGGGGTAGTTTTTGGTCAACGCAAGACCAATCAGCAGCAAGCACAACAGGTGCTTATCCAATTACTTACAACAATACAGACCCAAATTCTAATGGTGTAAGCATTGTTTCTAATTCACAAATTACATTTAGTTATCCGGGTGTATACAACATTCAGTTTTCTGCACAGGCAGATAGAGTTTCTGGATCTGGCACAGATACTATTGATATATGGTTCCGTAAAAATGGAACAGATATTTCAGACAGTAATACCATAATAACTGTTTCTGGTGGTGCATTAGCAGCCAAAACTGTTGCTGCTTGGAACTACATGCTTCAAGTTAATGCTAATGATTATGTTCAATTAATGTGGCGGTCATCTGATACTCGTTTAGAACTTATTGCAGATCCATCAGGCAGTAGTCCAACTAGACCGGCAATTCCATCAGTAATTCTTACAGCACAACAGGTCATGTATACGCAACTCGGGCCAACGGGTGCTACAGGACCGATGCCGTCAAATTATGTTTCTTCCGTGAACGGCGCAACAGGAGCTCTCAGCCTGTTGGCGTCTACCGGAGTAAGTATTGCGGCAGGTGGTAATGGAATTACATTCACTAATACTGGTGTACAAAGTTGGAACGGTTCAACTGGTGCTGTTACCTTTAACTCATACGTGTCCAGTTTTAATGGTTTAACAGGAGCAGTTACAGGAGTAACAACCAGTGTAGCAAATACATTTACTGCTCAACAAAACTTTACTGCTGGTCTTAGTGCTGCGGGTGGCATAACACTCAACGGATCGCTAACAGGAGTAACGGCTACCTTTACCCGTTTACTGTCAGCAAATGCCGGTATCTCTTCAGCAGGCGGAACATTCTCGTCTCTGACCCGTTTCACCGCAGGAATTACTGCATCCACTCTGTATGTGTCAGGTGGTGCAACATTCGCAAATGCATTATTTGTAAATGGGGGAATATATCCACAAATACTAGGTACTAGTCTTAATTTGAATGTTGATGCTAGTACAATAACCACTATTGGTGATGTAAGTAATCTCGGTAGCGAAACATATGTTCAAGTTGATGACTCTACTGGAACAATCACAC